AGTCAGATAGGTTTTCTTAATGGAAAATTTTATGTCATAGATATGCGATGCGACAGGGCTACTAATAGCCAATTTGTCTCTTGGTTCTATGATCTGTCTTCCTGCGTGCCTTCCTGCGTGCAGGTTTATAATTACATAGAAAATAACACTCTTCAAGACCCCTTCTACCAACAGGTGTTTTTGCCTCTTTTCCGTCAGCAGAGCCTTACTTGTGGTGTGCTCAATATACAGCCAGATACTCGTAAAAAACCCGATAAATTCTCTCGTATTGAGGGAGCTTTGCAACCTCTCAATCAGCGAGGAGCTTTACTTTTCAATGCTGATAAAAAAGATAATGAACACTTTGTCCGCACCCGTGAGCAGTTCCTTCTTCTTTCTCCAACTCTTTCTTCACCCGCTGATGCTCCTGACTGCATTGAGGGTAACGTCTGGCTGACCAACCAACGTCTCAAAGTCCTTTCAGACAATTCAATTCAAATATTTCGCAGACAAAAAAACAATAAAAGAATATGATTAAAATCCTACAACGTCTCTGGAATTATATCCGAGTCAAAAATGCGATAGTCTATGCAAACAAGATGCACTCTCGCACCCTTAAACAATATTTTGTTCTCCAGATAGGCTTCCACATACGTGTTCTTACACGCACGCAGGTCAATTATCTTGTTGACATCGGTGTTCTTCGCCGCTCAATGCGTCAATATACCAATGTTTGCAAGTATAGTATTTATTTCACTAAATAATAGGAGGGTATAATAATGTATTTAACTTATGAAGACCTTATCAATGGCTCTTACGAAGAGACTCTTCCCGTTCTCCAACGTCACCAGGAAAATGCACTTCAGGCTATCACTGATGCCATGGGAGAGGTTAAGGCTTATCTGTTTAAGCTCTATGACATAGATGCTCAGTTCTCTTTGAGTGGATCTTCTCGCTCTGCCTTGCTTGTCAAGTTAATCAGAGACATAGCTATTTATAACATCTATTGCATCGCTTCACCTGCCTTGATGTCTGAGACTCGGCGTATGAAGTATGATGATGCTATTGCCTTTCTGAGGCAGGTCGCCGCACAAAAGGCTTTTATTCCAGATCTCACACTTCTTTCTACTTCTGCCTCAGGTGGCAGTTATCCAATAGCCTATGGTGGCAATTCCCAAAGAAATAATCAATATTAAGAATATGGCAGCACATTTAAATTTATCAGATAAAAAGAAACAGCCTAAGGCAATCCAACCTTTAAACATAATATTTAGAGCTCCTGACCGTCAGAGCAAAGACATTAGTGCTTGGCGTAGAGCTCTTGAGGCTTTTGACTCTCTAAGCAATCCCAACAGGGTTCGGTTCTATGATCTTATAGATGACATAACTCTTGACGGACAAATTGAATCCACATGGGGCAAGAGAGCCGATGCCATCACCCACACCTCTCTCATCTTCTCCAAAGACGGCAAGGAAGATGAAGAACTTAATCGTCTTTTGTCTTGTCCTGATATGCTTTCTTTGATACGAGATATTCATTCCACTGTGGCTTATGGCTACACGCTCATTCAAATAAAGGACATTGTCTATGATGAAGAGCAAGAGCAGTATCACATAGATTACTCTCTTATTGATCGTCGTCATGTCCATCCTGAGCAAGGGTGGGAGTGTGTCTCTGTTGAACAAAATCAAGCCTCAAAGGACTTTTTATTCAAAGAGCCACCTCTTTCTGATTATATCATGTATATGGGTGAGCCAAAGAATAAAGGTCTTCTTTTTAAGGCTGCTCAATATGTCATCTATAAGCGAGGCGGTTTTGGTGACTGGGCTCAGTTCGCAGAGTGTTTTGGTATGCCTTTCAGAGAGATGACTTACGATGAATATGATGAAGCTACTCGTGCCAAACTTGAAGATATGCTTCGCAACTGGGGCGCCTTTGGCTACCTGCTTCATCCCAAAGGCTCTGAACTCACTCTTCATCCTGCCACTTCCACCTCAGGTACCTCAGTCTATAAAGAACTTATTGATGCCTGCGATGCTGCCATTAGTAAGACAATCGTTGGCAACACTCTAACCACCGAACAAGGCTCCTCTGGCACTCAAGCTCTTGGCACCGTTCATTTGTCTGTTGAGCAAGATAAGAAAGACTCCGACCGCATTTTTGTTCTCTCAGTACTCAACACACAATTCAAAGCCATTCTTAAACGCTTTGGTTTTGATGTGGCTGGTGGACAGATATGGTTTGCATCTGAAGGTAAGGACTGGAACCAACTTGCACTGAAATGGCAGGTCATCTCTGGCATTGCTTCACGCATCCCTGTTGATGATGATTTCTTGTATGAGGAATTTGATATTCCAAAGCCTAAGGACTACAATTCACTCAAAGAGCAGATGCAACAAAACCCCAAATCAGACTCTTCAGTTCAAAACGCTCTTAATTCTACTCGTATTAAAGATTTTTTCCTCTAAGGGCAAGTAATCCACTTGCCCTATACCGTCACTTAGACTCGCTCTATTACCAAGCAGATGCCTCTTTGCTCGCCCTTTCTCTGGCTTCTTTTGTACGCATTCCATACTCTCTGGCTTCTGCCTCAGCTTATGATAAGATAATAAAAGATATATCCAATGACAAAACTTTAATCAATACTGACATTCTCAAAGCCTACAAGGACAATTTTCACCATGCAGTTGACAGTGTCTTCACCTCTGGTTCAGATACTCCTCTTGCTCAAAAGCTCAAGCAAAACCTTACTCGTTTTTCTTTCTATAAAGCCTATCATGCCACCTCTGATGTGCGTTCTGCCAAAGATGTAAAAGAGGGGAAGTCTATCCTCAATAAATTCAATAGTTATCAAGCCACTGAATATAACACAGCTGTCTCTCGCTCTCGTACTGCTAAGCAATGGCAGGCGTTCTCTTCCGACCAAGAAGGCAAAGATCTCTTCCCTAATATTCAATGGCTTCCTTCTCGTTCTGCCTCTCCTCGTGAGGAACACATGATTTTTTACAATCGTATCTGGTCTAAAGATGATCCTTTTTGGAACGCCAATAGCCCAGGTTCTCTGTATAACTGCAAATGCGACTGGCAAGAGACTGACTCTCCCACAACAGAGGGTAATCCCTCTGCTAAGGTAGCTGCTCAGGGACTTCAAGGCAACCCAGGCAAGACTGGAGATGTTTTCTCTGATGATGCAGCATATTTTAAAAAAGTACCTGAAGTTGATGCTGCTGCCATTGATAATTTCGCCAATAAATATATAGACAATACGACATTTGCTGCTGTCAAAGGGTACAAAAATATAACACAAGCACAATCTGTAAATCCCAAGGACAGCGACTATTCCACAATATTAAAGGTAGCTTCTAATCTCTCTAATATCAAAAATGAAAAAGCAATGATATTGCCAAGAATTAACAATCCTTTTTCCCTTGATTACAAAGAGATTTATGCCTCTCATGCTGCTAAATATCCAAGCAAATGTCCAGACCTTAAGGTTGGCGAACATTTCTATGAGGTAGAAGGTTTTGATAAAACAAAAGATATATCCAATAGACACGTAAGATTTAAAACAACAAGTAAAATGATTAATCGTGGACTAAAACAAAGTGATAGAATTATTATTGAAGACTGTGATTTAGATGATATTAGTTTGCTCAAGATAATAAAAATAACACCAAAAGAAATAAACGAATTGTGGGTTATAAATAAAAAAGGCTTAAGACAGGTACCCCTTAAAACGCCCAAAGGTTGACAATTTTCATTGCCAACCTCTGGTGACGCCGAATCCGCAGGTTCGACGATGCAAAAATACAAAAATATTCAATACAACAACAAAAAACAGCAAAAAAAATGAATATAGACATCTCTCGCTTTGCCTCTCAGCTTGACAAGATAGCCTCTGAAACATCGTCCTACATTCGCACTACAGCCCCTCGCATTGCTGCCAATGTAGCTCTCAAGGCTTTCCGTCAGAATTTCCAAGATGAAGGTTTTTTCTCTCATCCATGGAGACAAGTGCTTCGTCGCACCTCTGGCACTAAAGCCTATCGTTACAATGCCATTCATCATCCTGCAAGACTTACTCGTCGCATCCTTACAGGCGACAGTGGCGACCTTGGTCGTTCTCTCTCTGCCCAGTATCATACCTCCTCTGCCATAATCTTCTCCGACAAAGTCTATGCTCGTGTCCATAACCAAGGGCTTAGGGCAGGGCGTGGGAAAGGTTTCACCATGCCTCGCCGTCAATTCATGGGTGATGACCCTGCTCTTGACTCTCTTATCATAGATGCCTTAACTCGTAAGTATTCACAATTAATCAATAAGTAATATGCGTAAACAAATTTTTCTTGACATTCAGTCCATCGTGCTTTCCCTCCATGATACTTCTGGAGCAAGCATCATTCGTCATTTTGACCTATATAATCAGCAACTTCAATACCTTGCTTCCTCTCAGCCTTTTGACTGTCCAGCTGTCTTTGTTGAGTTTCTTCCTCTTGCTTGGCAGACCCTTTCTCGCACCACTCAGGAGTGCGATTTCTCTTTCCGTCTGCATATCGTCTCACGTTGGCTTGGCAACACTCACTCCACAGCTCCTGCCTCCACTCAACTCTCTGAACTCGCATTCCTTGATCTGCCAGAACAACTCTTTTCTCTTTTCCAGCACAAAAGGCTAACCTCTTGTGGCTCCATAACTCGTGTTTCCACCGACTTTGACTCTAACCATGAGACTTATATCCAAACCATTGAAACCTATCTCACACGCTTTCGTGACACAACAGACAAATAAAAAAGAGCATTTATCATTGGTTAAATGCTCTTTAAACGCTATTTGTGTGTTAGCTCAAAAAAATAAATTCATTTGCTTTTTGTCTTCTTCTTGTTCAATTCTCTCTCTCAAGCGAGGTTCCTCTAATATCTTTCTGAAGTGTGAGTAACTTATTGGATATATAGGGAAGATGTATTTTTTCCACACACCCACCATTGTGATGAAGCCTGGCTCGTAATGTTCTTTGGTTAAGTCTTGAATTTTTTTATAGTAAATCAACTTATTTATTTTGTTGTATGCCATACCTTGCAATTTTTTATTATCTTTGCCTCTGGGAGTAAGGCTCTGGGTGTTTCGCAAGATACATTCGGAGTTTTTTTATTTCCGCCGATAGGCTGCCATTATTTTGCTTAGCACCTCGCCAATCATTATCCTGTTTGGTGTGTCATAGTGCTCTTTCCAACCACTCTCCATTATAAAAAATACACTCCATAAACACGACTTACTAATTGATATGTTCATTTTTGCTTTGCTGGCTTTATTCTCGCTTGTCATAAGTCTTGCTTTTATCTTTTCAATTTCATCCTCAAACATCTCTCTATGA